TTGGCGGGGTTGTTTATCTTGTCGAGATTGCAAACAACACCCCAAGCGCCGCAAACGTTAAGGCCTATGCGCAGATAATCGCTGATAGAGCCATGGATCGCCGCATCACCGAGGCAGGCCAGCGCATCGCAGAACTGGGAGACAATGAGCTGATCGATGTTGATGACAAGCTTGATAAGTTGCATAGCGAGCTTGCAGGACTTGAGCGCAAGGATTCCACGAAAGAGCTTGTTGATGTTAAGGATGCCTTGAAAGAGTGTGTAAAAATACTGGACGATAAATTTCGCGGGGTATTTCCCGAGGGAGTGAAGACCGGTTTTGAAAAAGTTGACGAGCGCTTTCAGTGGTTAAGTCCGGGTGATCTTTGGATTATCGGCGGAAGGCCAGGGCAAGGGAAGACAGTTTTCGGTCTCAATGTAAGCACTAACATTGCGGGATCGACAAGTAAAGAGGCCCTAATATTCAGCATTGAAATGCCACGCCAGCAGATTATGAACCGCATTATATCATCAGTCGGCAGGATATTAGCGGACCGGATGAAGTCAGGGCAGTTACAGCAAGATGACTGGCCCAACCTATCAGCGGCGGTGCTAAAGCTTAAAGGCATGAATTTAAATATTTGCGACACCGCAGGCATAGATATCGCCCGCCTAAAGGCAATTGCAAGAGCAAGGGCGCGCACGGGAAATTTAGGGGTGATACTGGTGGACTATTTGCAGTTAGTTAGGGATAGACGTTTTAAGGAAAAAATCGATGTAGTCAGTAGCGTGTCTGTGCAACTGAAGGAGATTGCAAAAATTTGCAAGTGCCCTGTAATTGCGTTGGCGCAGCTAAATCGAGACGTCGAGAAAAGAACAAACAAACGCCCTGGTAGTGCAGACCTTCGTGAGTCCGGCCAGATAGAGCAGGACGCGGATATAATTAGTTTTTTATATCGTGACGAATATTACTACGAAAACAGCCCAAACAAGGGCATGGCCGAATTGATCACAACTAAGATGCGAGACGGGCAAGTTGGGACAGATATTTTAGCTTCTGAGTTGCAATATTCGCGATTTGTGGATTTGAAGTTTGGAACGTACAACGAAGACTGGCAAGAGCAGCAACAAAAACCATACGGAAAGAAAGGCTTTGATTAGCCAGAGCCTAAACCCCTAACAGACGCCGATAAGGCAGACATTGAGAAATTGGAGCGGATTAAAAATGAGTGAAGAAAATAAAATTTATTGCAGCAACAATACGAAGCTAAAAGATTGTGTTGTAAGTCATTATCTTTCAGATCTGTCTGGTCAATGTAGGCAGCAATTTAGAGATTGGGCGCAAAGCAAAGGTCTTTGCCTTGATGTTATTTATTCGTCTAATGGCGAACCATTTGCAGACGCAGACACGCAAACATGCTGGGAAATTTGGCTTGCTTCAAGAGCTGCAATTAATCGAATTTAAAAAATTATTAGCCAATCCGACAAAACCGCCTACTACGCAAACCGTAGCAAATACCGATTTATCAAGATCGAAAACGACAAATTCACGGTTTACGTTTACGGCCACGAAAAGCGGAAATTCGACCATCTAGTCGATGCGGTGAAACACAGAGATTCGATTGTAAAGATTAGTTAAACGGTTTTACAAACAACCCGCCACAAGAGAAGATAAATCCTCTTAGTTGATTAGGTGAAAATTATGGATCAAGCGGATTTAATCGGTGAACTTGATAACTACACCAAGTTTATGCTTTTACGCAGAAAGCTAGGAAAGTTAGACAAGGAGCTAGCCTACGAACTAGGCATAAGCACAAGGGCAATGACAGAGCGAGTAACCGGGCGCGCTGAAGTTAAAAACGAAACCATTTTAGCGATGAAATATTTGTTGGAGAAGAAAAATGAAATATGAGGAGTTTTTGTTAAAAAAACAATTCATATCTGTCGATGCAGGATTCGATGGGGATGGTATGTGGTTGCCAAAAGATATAAAGCCATTTCAGCGAGATTGTGTTGAGTATGCTTGTCGCCGTGGGCGTAGCGCATTGTTTGCTGATACTGGCTTGGGTAAAACGTTGATGCAGCTATCTTGGGCGCATCGTGTTATGGAATTTACCAATAAGCCTGTATTGGTTTTGGCTCCTTTGTGTGTAGCACAGCAGACAGTGAGAGAAGGCGCCAAGTTCGGAATAAAATCCGAGTACATGCGAACACCAAAAGATAGCGTTTGCATGATTCACGTTACCAACTACGAAATGCTTAAAAACTTTGATCCAAAAAATTACAGCGGCATAGTTTTGGATGAGTCGAGCATTTTAAAAGGTATGAACGGGAAATTGCGCAAGTACATCACTGACTTTGCTGCGTCGATCCCATATCGTTTAAGTTGCACAGCGACACCAAGCCCTAACGATTTTATGGAGTTAGGAACTCAGTCAGAATTCCTTGGAATTATGTCGCAAACTGAAATGCTAGCAACGTTCTTTATCCACGATGGCAGCGACACAAGCAAATGGAGATTAAAAGGCCATGCGAAGAAAAAGTTTTGGGAGTGGCTGACAACATGGGCAATCGTTATACGTACACCTGCGGACTTGGGATATGACGATCCTGGATACACACTGCCAAAATTACACATTATCGAACACGTTATAGAAACATCAGCAACAAATGGATTATTTATTGATATTGCGCAAGGCTTGCAGGATAGAAACAAGGCGCGCCGCGATTCTGTTGATATTCGCGCAGAAAAAGCCGCTTTGATTATGTCGGATTGGGATTGTGGTATTGCATGGTGCAATCTTAATGATGAGTCTGAGCTAATTACTAGATTGGTTGGTGGGTGCCATGAGGTAACTGGATCAATGACACCAGACGAAAAAGAGGCTGTTTTGATTGGGTTTGGTGATGGCACTATTTCAAAAATATCAACCAAGCCAAAAATCGCAGGGTTCGGGCTAAACTGGCAGCACTGCAATAAGATGCTTTTCTTGGGTTTGTCTGACTCATGGGAGGCATTTTATCAAGCTGTACGTCGTTGCTATCGATTTGGGCAACAAAAAGAAGTATTTGTTCACGTTATTATTTCTGACCGCGAAGGCGCTGTGTTATCAAACATTAAGCGTAAGCGTGAACAAGACGAACAAATGCGCGCAGAGATGCAAGCTATTATGGGCGGATTAGTGCGCGCTAATATCAAAAAAAGCACAGTCGAAAAGGCTGAATATAAACCAACATTGGCAATCAAAATGCCATCTTTTTTAGGTGCATAAAAATGGAAGTTTTAAATCAAAAGATCACTGATAATTATGCTGTTTACAATGCAGATACTGTTGAGATTGCAAAATCACTGCCTGATGAGTCAGTAGACTTTTCAGTGTTTAGCCCTCCTTTTAGCTCGCTTTACACTTACAGCAATAGTGATCGCGATATGGGTAACGTAAAAAGCGATGCAGAATTTTGGGAGCAGTATCGGTTTTTAATTAAAGAGCAATTCAGAGTTATGAAGCCGGGGAGAAACATTGCAATACACTGCATGAATCTGCCAAGCAGCAAACAGAATGATGGGTTTATTGGTGTTAAGGATTTTCGCGGAGATATTATTCGCGAGTATCAAAAGGCAGGATTTATTTATCACTCTGAAGTTTGCATTTGGAAATGCCCAGTAGTTGCAATGACGCGCACTAAAGCTCTCGGGCTGCTACACAAGACGATTAAAAAGGATTCTGCGATGTCTCGCATGGGGATTCCTGATTACATCGTCACAATGCGTAAGCCGGGTGTTAATGCAAAGCCAGTCGCAGGAGAATTCAAATACTATGTTGGTGATCAGCCGCCAGTAGGATTTGAAAAAATTGATCGAGATGATGGGTCGCATTTTTGGATGCCAAGCGAATCAAATACTAGTGTTGACGTTTGGCAGAAATACGCCAGCCCAGTTTGGGATGATATTAATCAAACTGATACGCTTAATTTCCGCGAAGGCAGAGACAGCGACGACGAGCGCCATATATGCCCATTGCAATTAGATGTTATCGAGCGTTGTTTGCAATTGTGGAGCGTTTCCGGTGATGTGGTTTGGACTCCATTCATGGGGATTGGCAGCGAAGTGTACATGGCATTGAAATTAGGTCGTAAAGCAATCGGAGCCGAATTAAAGCCAAGCTATTACGATCTGGCTTTGCGAAATATTGCTCAAGCAGAAAAAACGCAATACACGCTATTCTAATGCGCTGCGCTCGATGCAATAAGATAATCCGTGAGGTTTACTACGTAAACGGTAAGCCTTACGGGATCGAGTGCGCAAAGCGGCGTGGCTATTCAGATAAGAAAGTGATAATTAAGCAGGCTGAAGATATTAACGAAAAGCAATGGAGGTTATTTTGAGCGAAATATTTTACATATATTTTCTCTCTCGCATGGACAAATACGGGATCAAAATAATCAATGGATCTGAGCACGATAGCTATAGCCGGGAGTGGGCAAAGCAATCTGACTGCAAAGATAAGTAAATCAAATGGCCAAGCCTGGCGGGTGCGGCGATAATTTGTAAAACGAAACAGGAGGCAAAAATGAAAGACCTAGACCAAATTTACGCCGCAGCACTGGATTGTGACCCTGCATCGTATCAGGCGGGTAACGAAAAGTTTGAGCGCTTTGTTCGGGCCGCAACGCCGGTTGCAGTGGGCGCGATGATCGAAGAAATAAGGGTGCTACGCCAGAAACTAGAAGCGGCAGAATCCGCATTGCGGGAGGTGCGGGAGCAGAAGCCTGTTGATCTGAATAGGTTCACTACTGGGTATGACCAATCTGAAAAAATGCACTTTGCCGAATTCAGGATTAAGTACGCAAAGCCTGGCGATTGTCCAGATAAGTTTTACGCCGCTCCAGTGCCAGCAATTCCGGATGGCTGTGTTGCTGTACCGCTTGAGCCTAGCACAGAGCAGCAAACGGCTGGAGCGCAAGCGGTGCGCATCGACACAACTGCAATTAATAAGCTGTTTACCGCCAATCGAGTCTACCGCGATATGATAGCAGCAGCACCAAAGCCAGAGGGGTTATGATGACCACAACACCGCGAGATTTTTTCGAGTGCGAGTACGCACGCAGACACCTAGGCGCTGAGCCGTATCGCGAGGCCAAGCAATCGCTGGAAGAAAATCGTCATGGGGAGACGTACAGTGATTGCATGATCGCACTTGCGTGGGAAAAGCACTTGATGGGGCTGGAGTGGTAAATGGGCGAGTATTACATTGACTCGCTTATCCAGGTGTCAACAAAGCATGCGGAAAGCCTAAAGGAGGCTGTAGCGTTGGTAGAGTCTGGAAAATCCGCTTACATTTTTGTCGGTGAAGCGGATGAGGATAGGGCGCCAAAGCGAAGCAACCCGCAAAATAATTTATCATTTTTGATTTACACGCGGATCGCAAAAACCTTGTACGGAAATAACGTGATACAAGCAAGGTGCGAATGCAAGTTAAGGCTAGGCGTTTTTATTTTACGGCGCGATGATGTGAGATTCAGGGAGATTTACGACAAGCGAGTAAGGCCGCTGGATTACGAGGCAAAGTTGGAAATAATGGAGTATTTCCCGGTTACAAGCCTGATGAGCAAAAAGCAAAAAACCGAGTATCTGAAGGCGGTCATTAACGATTACACGCTTAAAGGCGTCTATCTTGCAGACCTCGACGGAATCGAAGCGTATTTAAGTTATCCAGAGGCGCAAAATGCAAACTAAAAGATCAGCGCAATCCAGGGGTCCAAACAAGGCCGAGCTTGATTTTATGGCTTGGTGTAAAGAGCAGCCGAGCGTTGTGTCTGGCCAGTGGGGCGTTCATGTGCACCATTGCGCAGGCTCAACATGCAAAGTCAGGGTTGGCTTTGAACTTGTGCAGATCGGGCATTGGTTTTGCGTCCCGCTAACGCCTGATGAGCATTGGATGTTTCACAACCGAAAAAAGGAGTTTGAAAAACTGTATGGATATCAAAGAGAGCTTTGGTTAAGGCTTGTTGCTGATTATCATGAGTCAATACCAGACAATATTTTTGCGGGGGTGGCTAAAAGTGGACGGTAAAACATTTGAAAAATTGCTGCAAGAAAGTTGCGAATTACAGCTTGTTGACTGTGCTCGGTTGCGCGATGCTGGGTGGCAAGGCGAGCAAACACAGCGGCGCTTCACTATTAAAAATATTTGCGATTTTATTTTGTTTGCGGATGGCTGCATTGTTTATGTTGAGTGCAAGCACGCAAAGGAAAGGCTGGAGCTGTCCAGGCTTACGCAGCAGGCCGATTTGATAAAAAAGTTATCGCAATCAATTCCCAATCTGTTCGCGGGCTATCTGCTACACATCGCGGGCGAGACGTATTTTATCAGTGCGGCAGCGATAGACAAATTTGTCGAAAAAAAGTCAATAAACAAAGCGGACGCAAAAAAGCTCGGTTTTCCCGTGCGGCACTACATACCGCACGGCAAGCGAAAGGAGCGGCTAGATATCGAGTCGCTAATTCATGAGCTTAAATTACCATTTTGACGCCATGAAAAAATAATAACAAATTTTGTTAAAAGTGCTTGCAAGTAATCCGCCTTGGGATTATATTAACCACATGCCAGCAATAAAGCTGGCAAAAAAACTGGAGAGGAAAATGTTCAACATTGACGATTTAACATTGGGTCAGATAAAGCAGATTCAGGCAATGGCGAGTGGTGTGGCGGCATCGCCGCAATTAAGCTCATTGATCGGGAAAAAGTGCATAATCCGCACGTATTCTGCGGGTGTTCACTTTGGCGAAATTGCGGAAAAATCAGGCACTGAAGTAATTGTTAAAAATTCACGCCGCCTGTGGCAGTGGAAGGCGAAGGAATCAATAAGTCTCAGCGCGGTTGCGCATTACGGACTAGATACTTCAGGATCAAAAGTTTGCGCGCAGGTTGAAACCATATGGCTTGACGCGATTGAATTAATCCCGTGCACCGATGCTGCAATAAAAAGCATCGAAGGGGCCGAAATTGTCAAAGCTTCTTAAACAGGACGGCTCCGGCTCCGGCTCCGGCTACGGCTCCGGCTCCGGCTCCGGCGACGGCTCCGGCTCCGGCTACGGCTCCGGCTACGGCGACGGCTACGGCTCCGGCTACGGCTACGGCGACGGCTCCGGCTCCGGCGACGGCTCCGGCGACGGCCACGGCTCCGGCACCGGAGCCTGGCCCGGCGCCGGCCCCGGCTACGGCTG